AGATGCGAGAGGAACTGAAGTTTGAGTTCGATAGCATCTGTCTTGATATTCGTGACCCGTGGGGAATTATTGATGTAACTGGAACCCGCTATTATACAGATGATTGGTACGGCACGCGTATGCTGCCGAACGAAAAAACTGGTCGAATAGCGCCATTTAGATATTCCTGTCGCGGTTGTTGGATGTTGGACGCTGAAACATATCTTGCCTATAAAAAAGGCGAGATTACTCTCTACGATATCATCGATAAAAAACTCGGAACTTTAGTTTTCCCGTATAGGTTGGGATGGAGTAAGTTACGAGACATTCTCGACGAGAAGAAAGAGCGAGGTTTTAAGAATCAGCAACTTAATGAAGCGACAGACGCAGACATAGATGATGCCTTTGTTAATCATTTCGAAGAGACCATTTTACGAGCGCATTGTTATCCAAAAGAGGCGGCCCCCAAAGTCGGAGATATTTTTCAAGCGTGGGATTGGGCTTACTCAGACCATAAAACTTCCGATTATTCGGTTGGCGTAACGGCCATAGTTTACAAGAACCAAAGAAATGAACCAGCGATAGTGGTTCTAGATATCGTCTACGATAAATGGAAGTCCTCAGAACTAGTTTATCAGATGCTTTCGTTTCATAAAAAATGGAATCCGAAGAGCGTACTAATTGAGAAAGCAAACGGCGCAGACCTTTTGAAAGATAATCTTCTTTTGAAATCTCAGATGCTAGGTTCGTCGTTTCTAAATAGCTCTTGGTGGAAGGAAGTCGATACACATTCGAACGCGAAAAGCAATCGTGTAAAATCGTTAGAGCTTCTTCTCAACGACGATAGATTACATTTTGTGAACGGGTCTTGGATTGACGAGATGTTTAAGCAACTCAAGGCTTATAACGGACAAAAAAGCACAGCAAGTCGAAAAGACGATATCCCTGACGCTTTGTCATTTTTGGTGGAGTTTCTTCCAAAAGGCTGGCGCGGCGACGGCAATACCGACCCATCTGAAGCCGAACGAGAGATGGATGAACAGAAACGAAAATCAATGTTAAAGGCTCAGCATGCGGCAATGTTTGGAGGCCCTGCACCAACGATTATAAAGCAAGAGGAAGAAGCGCCGGTCGAGTCGCAACCAGACCCCCGTCGAGCTACGTTGAATAAATTGTTCGGTGGAAACGGGATGAGAGTTTAGTTGAATGTCAGACCAAGACCAGAGAATAGCGCAAGCAACACACGACCTTTACGTGCAGCCTGCGGCTGAAATTACAGAAGCGGACATGCGCGTTGATTCGAAGACTGATACAATTCAGTTCAACGATTCTGCCGCTGTAAAGCTTGTTCTTGATGATACACAGACGGCAGACAACTACATAAATATTCAGCAGTGGGCCAACGGCTGGACGATGGCAGATTTGCTTTATCAATCGCCAGCGACTCAGTCAGCATTTGACGGTGGGAACGTTGGTCAGGCATCGGTCCCGAAGTACATGGTATCGAACCACATCAGTTCGATTGTTCCAAAACTGATGGGTGGAATCTTTTTTGAGGACCCGCCGTTTCTTCTGCGTCCTCGTCCAAACACAAAGCAAGACGTTGTTACTGCGAAGACTGCAATCTTTTCAGCGCAATTGGATTACATGAAGTTCGAGGAAGAAGTAGAGCGTACTCTTGAGCAGGCCGCCCTTTTGGGCACTGGCATCATGAAGTGGGGCTATTTAGAGTACGATAGAAAGATAAAGAAGTATAAGAGAAAGGCCGCAAAGAAAGCACTTCCGCAGCCCGATAACACGGTAAAGTACATCGATACTCCGGACTCGGATGATTTTACGGTCGAATACGGCGTTAAGAAAATTTCTCATCCGTGGATTAAGTACTGCGATATCCGTACGGTTTTAGCAAACCCTGGTTGTCGCGTGGGCGACGTTCGTAGAGCCGGTTGGGTAGTTTACCGCGACTATGCAACATATTCAGATTTGAATCAGTTGCGCGACGTTGAGGGATACAACATCCCGAGCGAAGATGTTCTAAAGAGCATTTTTGCAGGCGGCGTTACCTCCGGACCCGACAACATCACTATGACTATTCCGGAAGGAATGATGGGCTATTTGCAGCACGCGCTTCCGCGTAGCTACAAGACTTCGTCTGACCCGAATACAGCACCAATGGAAATTTTGGAGCGCTGGGATAACGAAAAAGTCATCGTTGTTTTGTCATTCAACGGCCATAACATTTTGATTCGTAACGAAGCGAACCCATACGGAAAGATTCCGTTCTTCAGTTTTAACTGGCGTAACATCCCGGATAATTTTTACGGACAAGGGCTCGGACTATTAATCGGAAGCGAGCAAATAGTTGAACAAGGAGTAACGAACCTTGCACTTGACCTTCTTGCATATGGTCTACAACCGACGGCCATTCGTAAGAAAGGATTCAATCCGTTAACGCAGAATATCCGTTGGCGTCAAGGCGGCATTATTGACGTTGAAGACGACGTTGATAAAGCGTTCAAATTTTTGCAGATGCCTCCGGTTCCGGGCGAAGCTTGGCAATTTATTCAGCAAGCACAAAGCGCGGGAGCGGCTACTTCTGGCGCGAATGAAAATTTTGTGCAAGGTGCGGCATCCACGGGTAATAAAGCCACAGGGGCTCGTTCAGGCACGGGCGCGGCAGCCGTTATTCAAGCTAACGCATCCCGTCTTGATGGACCAGCAGGAAGATTCGTTCGTCAAGTTTTCGAGCCTTGGTTGTATCAGATGGATGAGTTGAACAACGATTTATTGCCGACATCTGTAATTCGTGATGTTCTCGGTGAAGAATTGGGCGAAGGCTACATGGTCGACCACATCGACTTTCGTAGTGCCAAGATTGAATATGAAATTTTAGCAGGGGATAAGCTTGGCGCTAAGGCGCAAATGGCACAGTTCTTACCTGTTCTGCTTCAAATAACAAATAATCCGACGTTTTCTCAAAACGTTACAGACGCCGGATATATGTGGGATGGTGTAGCGATATTTGGTGAGTTCGCTAGAGTCGCTGGTTGGAAGTTCAATCAGCCGTTTTTGCGTAAGATGACACCAGAAGAGAAGCAGAAACACGACGCAAATTCTCCGGCAGCTTTGCAAGCATCACAGGCACAAGCCGCTCAGAGAATGGGAGTGCAGAAGTTCCAGCAAGAGCAGCAATTGGAAGACCAGAAACAATTAGGCAAAGCCGGTAACGAAGGTTTCCGCGCAGCCATTGAAAAAGCAACCGACCCAGAATTATTAGGTGAACCAACCACTCGCGGGTTCGGAAGTCAGACAACGCTGTAAAGAATAGATTCACAATAGGGGAAATCAATGGCAGAAAAGAAGGAAGCAAAAAGAATCTTGTGTGAAGACCTGAGTCCGGTGGAGAAAGCCCTGCTTATGCAGACGGTCATGACTCCTGGCTTCAAGGTCATCGTTAAGATGGTAAATGAGGGTTGTTTGCGCTACACGCAAGATATAGCCAAGTTAGACCCCGAACAAAGTGATTACGAGCGTTTGGTAGTGGAGCGGGGGCGACGCTCTCGTAATGTATCTGAATGGAGCGATTTGTTATTCCAGTCTATTTATGGACACGTGGATTCGCTCAAGAAACAAGAAGCCATAGAAAATAAAAACGCAGAAGAAGCTGTAAACAATATTTTTGGTATTTACCCGGCAAAAGCAGGGGAATCGAATGATGCCGTAAAGAAAGTATTCGGTGCTCATCCAGCAAAACCCCCGAAGAAGAAACAGCAGTAGTAATCTCCCGTAAGGGAATGAAGTAGAATGAATGTAGTTAGAGGAAAATATGAACACCGATACAGTAATTAATTTGGCTTGGCTGGAATCAGCTACGCTGGAACATTTGAAATCCGCAATGCGTAACCCGTCACAATTAGCTGCCGTAAATGCGCTTTTGCAAACACCGGAAGGAAAAGCAATCGCTTCTGAGATGCTTAACGACCCGGACTATAAACCAAGACCGCGACAAGTAATCCCATCCTCGGAAGAGGCCGCTCAGATTGCAGCCGATACGTTATTAGCAGAACAGCAGGCCGCAGAGGCAGACGCCACTGCTCGTGCCGCTGAAGTAACTCCTCCGCCAGTTTCAACTCCGGTCGTTGAAGAAAAGAAAAAGATTGTCGTTGACTATCAAGTTACAGCCGAAGACGGAACCAACCTCGGTCGTAGAACACATATCGAGGGTTGGTCATGGGAAGAAGTTTCAGAGAAGCAAAAGCAAGCTCACGTTAACGCAGTTCGTTATGCTGAACGTTTGAAGGCTAACAGAATCACAAGCGTTGAAGCACGTACACAACAGAAGCAGGCTCAAGAGCAAGTTCAGAAATTAGAGCAGGAAGCTTCCACGGCTGTCGAAGAGGCAGCCAAAGAGAAAGACCCGGCCAAATTGAAGGACGCCATTTCTAAGGTGTCCAAGGCCGACCGCGAAGCAGATATCGCACGCGAAACCGCTAAAGCACAAGGCAGAATTATTGTCAATGCTTGGATGGCGGACCACAAAGAAGATTTTCAACCATGTGAAGCTAATACCGACATCATCGGAAAGTGGCTGGTCGCTAATGGACTAGACCTATCTTATGAAAATCTCGAATTGGCTTTCGTGGCAAACGAAACTCGATTGGCAAAACCTGTATTACAGGCACCAGTCGAAGAAGCACCCGCAGCCGCAGCGGTAAATCCGCCAGTGGCAGCACCCGCAGCTTCCGCAGTAGCAACGCCGTCAATCACGACGCCTGCTGCCGCAGCAGCGGAACCAGTATCTACGCCAGCCGTTCCGGCTTCTCAACCGGTAGCGGCAGCACCGGAATCTACGCCTGTGGCCGCGCCAATAGCGCAACCAGCCGCCCGTAGACCGGGAGTCAACGGTTCATTGCCGCCGGGCTCGCTAAGTGCACAGCGCCCACCGGCCCAGCAGCAGCCGCAAACGACTACCAGAGCAGAGCTACTAAAAGAAATGAAGAATCCTGGGTTTAATTTACGCAAAATGCTTAAGAACTCTGAATACGTTCGTAAGCTTCGAGCGGCAGGTATTCCAGTAGCCAGCGACATCGCTTAAAGATGATTTTAGAGACAGAGGGACCACATCATGTCCGGTCCGAACCCTTCGGGGAATAACGTATCAAACGTCCTTACCGCACAAGCCATCTTGTTCGATAAAGAGTTAATCCCAAATCTTAAGGGAGAAACAGACGCGTTCGTAGCAGCAGCAGAACGCCGTGTGCAGGGATTGCACATGGGTATTAACCGTCAGTTCTTCTCGTACAACACCCTAGCGGGCGATATTGTACAAAACGCCGACGGAGTAGTCGGAGCGCCAGAAGTAATCTCGCAGATTTCCGCACCGGCTCAGGTTGGTGAATGGAATAACTACGCGAACTTCAGCGCGTTCGCAATCGCATCCTCGATTGACGAACTAGTTGGCAACAGCGCAGTGGAACTTGGCTACCAAGCTGGGCAGTCCATCAGCGAGTTGTACAGCGCCGTTGCAGACAGCGCTTCCTTGGTTGATGGTAACGTTAACCAGAGCGGCTTGCTTGTTTCTCCGTTCACGCTAGACTTAGCGACCGTTCGTGAAATGAAGCAGCAGCTTGTAAGCGCCGACGTACTTCCTTGCAAAAAGGGAATGTTCTACGGCGTAGTTTCACCGAACGTGTTGGGAGACATCTACAACGCAACCACGGTGAACAACTCTGTCGTCGACAACTGGAAACACACCGAGAGTGGGCAAAAGAAGTTCGACGAAATGGCTGGCAGCGACCAGACCAAGGAAATCGTTCTGCCGGGCACAAACATTTTGTTCCGTCAGACGCCGTTCGTGACCAAGACCGCTAACTATAGCGGCAGCGGCAAGACCGCATACCGCACATACGTCTTCGGCAATTACGCGATGATTGGTGTGTGGCTTCAGGTCCCGGGCGACACAGACCTCGATGAAGGCGATTGGAGAACGATTGATTGCCGCGTTGTAACTGACGCGCCGCCGTCTTCGTTTGACCCGACCGCTACAATTGGGGGATGGGCGAGCTACCGTTTTCATCAGACCGTAACTCTTCCGCCAGCTACCGGATTG